CGAAGCGGCTCATTCACTAGCTAAAGACTTCGCATCTTTAGATCCGGTTTTGCTTCAAGGTATTTGTCTGAACTTTCAGGCGTTCGCCAATTACCTTTTTATTCGGACTCCCTTCAACATTTTGTATATGCGAAAACCGAAAGAACATAAGCCGGCCATTTCGATTGGCATGGCTGAGAGTCTTTACAACCTTTCGGCCGATGGTCTGGGGAATGTGGACGTCATCGAACAAATGCCCGTCATCAAATACTTGACGATCCTGCGTAAGAAGCTGATCGAAAGCGTTACGGCGATGAATGAGGCAGGCATCGACTTGGTCGAGATATCAGACAAAACCGGATTATCCATTAAAACCATCAAGCAAATAATATGAATACATCTTTATTAATCGAACTGTTTCTCTATTTTGCCCGGTTTCCGGCGCACGATGCTTTTGGCTCCTTGTTCAATAAAGGGCGAAGTTATATCCCAGGATATGAAGAATTGCATGCCGCTACACTTGCATTACCGGACGAAGCGATCGTCCCGGAAATCCGTAACTACGTATTCGGTCCTAATTTCGATGCTGTTAGTAGCCGTGTCAATAACTTGACCGGAAGCTACCTCTTTGTCGATTATGGGGAAATAGAATGTGGAACCGATAATAGTAATAGAATGACAGACTCTGCTCGCTTGGCCATTACGGTAGCTTACAAGTTGAAGGAGTTCTCTGGCGATCTGATGGAACAACTCCTTATCTCAGATCGTTGTCTGGTTTATATCACTACAATCCGGAACCGAATGATTAATGAGCAACGCGAACGATACTGGCTGAAGGATGTTTCTCGCAATCATACTCTGACTCCGTTTGTAGCTCGAGAACTGTCTAGTATTGGTTGGACTATGCTCTTTAATCGGGAAGCTTTTGATACGTTTGGGGCTAAGCGTAAGTAATTGTCCTTTATGTAAAGACTAAGATATAACAATTTTGTATTGAAAAAATAAAAACAAAGTATGGACTGGACATCAATAGGCTTGGCTTTTTTGACATTTATCGGCGGTGGCGGTGTTGCTGCCATTGTATTACTTCCGCAGAAACGTCGTTCGGCCGAACTGGAAAATGAAGCAAAGGTAAGTGAACAATGGAAGGAACTCTTTATACAAAGCCGAGAGGAGGAATCTAAGCAAAACCGTCTGATTGATAAGTTGTATGATGATCTAACAGAGGCTCGGAATATTACAAATAGACTGACAACTAACAATGCTATTTTAAAGCTTTGGAAATGTGAGAAATTAGAATGTGGTCTACGTAAGCCGCCAATCAGTGCCGATCCGTTCAAAAAATTAGAGGAGGAACATAAATGAGTACAGAAAAATTACCCCGCGGTCTCCGGAATAATAATCCGGGTAATATACGAAATAATGACAGCATAAACTGGCAAGGAGAGGTGGCTGCCACAAGTAAAAAAGATTTTACTTTTGAAGAATTTAAAGACCGAGCTTCTGGTTATCGTGCTCTTTTGAAATTGCTTCGAAACTATAATAAATTATATGGTTGTCAAACGATTGCAGATTACATTCGTCGTTGGGCCCCGGAAAATGAAAATAATACGATCGGCTACATTACCCGTGTAAGTCGAGAGATGCAAGTTCCGACCTCTTATGTTCCGGATCCGGATGAGAAATCCATCATGTGTGCGATGGCTGCAGCAATCAGTCAAGTTGAAAATGGAGTACCCGCAATCATGTCTGAAGTTGAAGCCGGATGGGACGCCTTGTGACTGGAGCGATATTATATCTGTGTATTACCTTTTGCATGGTAGCCTGTACACGGACGATGTATATACCAGTGGAGTCTGTCAGGACAGAATACCGGGATAAATATTTACGTGATTCTCTTTACATACACGATTCAACAAATATATACGTCAATGGTGATACGATTAGGGAGTATCTGTATCGCTACATTTATCGTGATCGTTTTGTACATGATACGATCTCTATACATGATACTATCCGGGAACCATATCCAGTTGAAAAAGCATTATCAAAATGGCAACAAACAAAAATGAATGTGGGAGGCTGGGCTATTGGTGTTCTCTCTTGTCTAGCCATACTTGGAATCATCTATGGAATATTTAAAATTAAGAAGAAATACTTTAGTATTAAATAGTGTGTTTTTCATGGTATTAGATTTAAGTTAGCTTGGACCACCTTGCTCGAGAGAGTAGGGTGGTTATTTTGTTTTTATGGGAGCGGTACTAGGTTATGCCTGTAATCAGTGTTTACCTGATAGCAGGTAATCTTTTTTATCTGTTTTGGCAAAACTCTTGAATTTTGGTCGCAGTATCAGGTATTACCAGCATCTGGAAGCGTAAGCTAAAGACTTGATTCTGAAAGATAAACAAAGCTAATGCGCTGTAAATAAACTTGTTATAACTTGCGTGTCCGTGGCTATAGTGTTACCTTAGCAGTATAATAAAACAAAGGAAATCAATAAGTTATGGAACAGCAAATAGCAAATATTTTAGCGCAGACAACGACTAAGACTCGTAAAATTCAGCAACTTTTACTTTTGGGACTTACCCGCAGGCAAGTAGCTGACCTAGTAACAAACGGAAACTACGGTTTCGTACAAAATGTTTACGCTCGTATGAACCTCGCCCATCAGTCGGAACAACCCACTACTACCCGATCTGTAATAGACTATACTTTCAATCGCCGCTTCGGCGTTGAAATCGAGGCCTACAATTGCCGGACAAACGTCCTGGTAGATGCTTTGAGGGAGGAAGGTATACAGGTTTCCGCCGAAAGCTACAATCATACGACACGCAATAATTGGAAAATAGTTTCGGACTCTAGCCTTTCCGGCAACAACACTTTTGAATTAGTAAGTCCAGTATTAGAGGGACAAGCCGGCCTGAAGGAGCTAAAAAAAGTATGCTGGATACTTGATGCCTGCGGTGTAAAAGTAAATACTTCTTGCGGTTTGCACATACATTTTGACGCAGCAAACTTTAGCCTACAAACTTGGAAAAACATCGCCATATCCTACAAGCATATAGAATCCGTAATAGATAAGTTTATGCCGGCCTCACGTAGGAACAACAATTATTGTCGTAGCCTTAGAAATATAACAGAACAAAAAATAAATAGCGCACAAAGTATAGAAAACCTCCAGCAAGTAGCTTTTGAAAATACTCGGTATTTTAAAGTGAACCCTCAAAGCTACAGCCGCCACAAAACAATAGAGTTCCGCCAGCATGCCGGATCAATCAATTACGATAAAATTAGCAATTGGGTTTTATTTTTGAATGGTTTGGTTACCTTTGCTCAACAACAACCTATTGCCTCCGGAACGGTCTTGAATGATATCCCATTCCTAAGCGATGAACAAAAAAGCTTTTTCAGATTACGAACTAAAAAATTAAATAGCTAATGGAAAGTAGAATTTTTTCCTTGCAGGACGGCGGTACGATTACCGCCACCTGCGCTTCAGACTTTGTTACGAAATTGCGCGAAAGTAGCCGCTTCGATTTCGATTGTACCGATGCCGAATACATGGTTAATTTCGCCGATCGCTTTATGCAAATGTCTGGACAAACTGTCCGGACAGATAGTCCAGATCATTTCCTTGAAGATTTGCTAAAATATGATTATGCAAAACTAAGCTAAAGGTTTATAACTATTGATTTCCACCAAAAAAGATGCTTTCTGCCAAAAGAGAGCATCTTTTTTTTCTGGATCCAGCCAGAACCTGCATGCAGGCATCACCTAGTACCGCTTCCATACAAACAAAATAATTAGAAATAATCTAAAGATTATTTGCGTAATAAGCAAAAGCTTATTATATTTGTGCTGTCAAACAACACGAGTAATAATTTAAAATTTAAGCCTATGACAAAAGAAGAGCGGGAGGAGCTCATTCAACAAAAGGAAAATCTCAAGTTACTTTTTGAATTCCACAGCGGAAATCGGGTAATAAAGGGAGATCCGGAATTCGAACAGCACATAAACGATATTTTGGATATGATTGCTGAAATAGAAGAAAAACTAAAAGAGTAATTAACAAAGCCCCTCTTCGGAGGGGCACAAAAAGTATATATATGAAGGATTTATCAAAGTTTTTACCAACCGATGACATGCGGGCTGATTTTGAAAAATTCAAAAGCATGTCACCTGAAGAACGTGCTGCATTCCAGGAAGAACGAACTCGGAAAGTAGAAGCTCTGCCGGAAGATGAACAAGCTGCTTTTATCAAGGCTACCCATCAAGGATTAGTTGCGATCAAAGACGAGCTGCAGGATATCAAATTGACATTAGAATTAGGAGATGTGGCTAATGCTCTTTCTTTAAGCTATATTGCGAAGGCGTACTTTGGTAAAAGTAAAAATTGGCTTTACCAGCGTCTGAATGGCTATAAAGTAAATGGGAAACCGGCACAGTTTACAGAAGAAGAGCGCAAACGTTTTGCAGAAGCTCTCCTTGATTTGAGCCGGCGAATAAATGAAACTGCGCTTAAGTTTGCTTAGGCTCGGATTGTTTGACGACAATTATGGCCCTTGCCCTAAAAAGCAAGGGCTTTTCTTTGTTATACAAAAAAAAATTCTCTAATTGCGTCAAATAACAACTAATAAATAAAACATGAAACAATTAATCTGTATCCTATTATTATGTATTATTTCTTGCACCCATGAAAAGAAAGGTATAAAGACAACCATTACTACTATATATGAAGCGGAATTGGTAGGAAGCAACTATGTGAAAAAAAATATGACTACAAAATATTCAATAGGTCGCTATCCTAGTGGAAAACAAAAGTTTTTTGTAGGACTTTATGGATATCAAAATAATGACACTACCTTTTACGAAGAGGCAAATAATAAGGAGGTCAAAGAAGGAGAGTTTACTTTCTTGTACCGAAATGATAGTTTAACTTTGGTCACTCGTAAATCAAAGGATACGCTATTTTACTATTCGCCAATATATTTAGATGATTTTACTAGCTATGATATTTATAATAAGGAAAACAATTTGATAAAGAGTTTTGATGCACTAATGTATAAAGAAGTAGAATATAAAAACTATTTCTTTGATGAATATGGAAATCCTACTTACTATGTAGAAATAGAAGAAAAACTTCCAAACCTAATTTTAGAGAAAAACTTATCACCTGCAGAAGCTGCAAAGAATAAGATTGAAGGCCGAAAAATAAGAATTGTAGAACAAGAATTCAACTATTATGAGTAAGAAGCTATTGCCTTATCAAAAACTTTCACTACATTTGCAATGCTAAACTATATGATGGTATTCCATTCAGATGAGCGACTGTAAATGCTCGACGCAAAATACGGGCTTTTTTTATGCCTATCTTTATGATATAAGGCGGTTGCCTTTCCCAACATTTTTCGAAGCTCTTCGGGGTGGACATCATGTAGTTTAGCGACACGGGAAATGGCAGCCGTTCTTTTTTCTGCCTAAAAGCTAAACTACATGATGTATGAAGTCAAATTCATTAGCCGTACCTGTTACCGGAAGCCGGAAACGAGTACAAGTATCAAATCTTTTTTCTTGGACTACTATCCAGAAGCTTTTTAACGCCGTACCTGGCGAAATTACTCCTTGCAAAAGTATTTATGAAGCCAAAATGTACACACTTGTGCTAACGTGTGCATTATCTTTGTTGTGCCCATTATTGTTGATCCCGGCTTGTGCTATTTATAGTTCATCGAAAAAGGATGGGAGGGATGTATGACAATTGATGGTGCGGTTTTAACTTCAGAAATGATAGAACAGATCAGAGAATGGCAACAGAATTGTGATCTTGAAACAGACTTGATCACTCTTGATCGATCTATTGATTTTATTTTGGAACGAGGGGATATTGACGATATCATCTGTTCCAAGAGCACAGAGTATCTCCAACTGATAAAGTTACTCCGTACTTTATCTAAGAGTTTGTTGAAATTTAAAATTGAGAAGGAGGGTGTTAATCATGAGTGATAAAAAAGACTTAAGTATTTATATTGATGCTATCCAGGCGCGTTTTGCCGTAACGGATGATGAGAATAAGGCTACACATAAATTGTCAACGAAGGAAGTAGCCGATGCGATCAATGAGTTAAATCCATCGTGTGCTGCATCGGCGCAGGATGTATATGATGCCATGTTCGAAGCCGGCTTCGTGTTCCGCGCTCCTCGCGGAACGTCTGGACTCCGATTCAAATGGCTGCTGATTGAAAAATAAAAAAGAGAAAACTGCGAGTGCTGATATGGCCCCGCAGTTTTTTATGTCCTTTTCATCCGGATCCAGAGCATTTACCTTTGTTGAAAAAAATTTATGATAACGGACGATTTAATAAAAAAGGAGTTTATTTCTCAGATTGTTAGCCGGGATGTAAATTTAATATACAATACTCAAGAGCAGGTTGTTCGTGAAGTGTTTCCTGGAGGAACCGGCCAGTTAGCCAACTTTCTCGCACGACGCCCGTTCAATTTATCTGAAGTTGGAGTTAATCAGACATTTTATATGCGGATATTCCCATATCTCCGCTTTCTGGATATACGATATCGCAAAGATCAAATGGAAACTCGTAGTAAGTTAGCTCTATATAATCGTGTCATTTTTGGTGTCCTCTATCATGAAACTATGCCTGATCTCCGATATGGGTTAACAGAAGAGATCCGGAAGAAGATCGGACTGCAGCTCCAAGAGGCGGATCCAGACAAGTAGTTGTCCTTTATATGCTAAAAATAGCCTGCTACTTTCGCGGAAAAAGCAGTCCGTATGGCAAAAAAGAAACTTACTGAAGACGAATTAAAGTGGATACTCTCGATTGATTCTACAGAGGCACAACAGTCTGCGCGTAAACTTGATAAAGAAAATAAACAGTTAGCGGCAACCAACAAGGACCTAAAGAGCAAGATGACAGAGCTCGTGGCCGCCGGAAAAAAAGAGTCTCAGGAATATAAAAACCTTTCGGCTGAAGTAGAGAAAAATAATACCAAGCTTGTACTTAATAAGAAAAAGATAACAGAGCTGGAAAAAACACTTGGATTAACTTCGCTAACAATGGCTCAGCTACGGAAGAAAGCCAAAGACTTGCAATATCAGTTGGATCATACAGCGGAAGCTACATCGCCAGCTGAGTATAAGAAGTTAGAGCAGTCATTATTAGCTGTTAAATCCCGAATGACCGAATTACGATCAAATGGTCAACAAACAGGTGATGCTCTCTCTGGGTCCATATCAAAAGCGACAATGGCTGTTAAAGCTTTCTTTGCTCTAAAGCTCTTTGCCTATCTCAAAGACGGAGTTGTAACGGTTTATAATGTCAGGAAAGAGTTCGCGAAATATGAAGCAGTCCTTCGAAATACGTTCCAAAGCTCAGAGAAGGCTGCTGCAGCCATGACTATGTTGAAAAAACTAGCATCAGATACTCCATATCAGTTGCAGGAGTTAACTGAAGGATATATTAAACTTGCGAATCGTGGTATTATTCCTACAAGGGAAGAATTGATAAAAATGGGGGATGTCGCTAGTTCTCAAGGAAAATCTCTTGACCAGTATATTGAAGCGGTCTTGGATGCGATGGCTGGAGAATTTGAAAGATTAAAAGAATTTGGTATTAAGGCTAGTAAGGAAAATGACAAGGTTAAATTCTCTTTCAAAGGTGTTACGTCAGAAGTTAAATTCTCAGAGAAAGCTATCACTGATTACTTATATTCTTTAGGTGATTTGAAAGGAGTGCAGGGGAGTATGGCTATCCAGATGGAGGAACTGGAAGGCCGTTCTTCTAATTTGTCAGACGTTTTGGATGGTTTGGCTAATAAAATAGGAGCTCGTTTGGAACCGACATTCAAGTCTCTGTTTTCTTTTTTATCAAAAAATGCCCAAAAGTTGTCAGATGCATTTACTCCGTTAAATGAAAGTTACCAGGAACAATTTGATAGAGTTGTATCATTAGAAACGAAATTACCTTCTTTAATATCAAGGTACGAAGAATTGAAAGCAAAGGCTACTCTATCAAAAGAAGAGCATGAAGAGTTGAATAGGACTATTAGTAGTTTAGCGAATATTGTTCCAGGTGCGATTACTGCTTTTGATGAATATGGAAACGCAATTGCAATTAATACTGAAAAGGTTCATCAATTCTTGGAAGCAGAGCAAAATCGCTTAAAGTATGTTCATGCGGACGCTATTCAACAAGCTGAAGATGATATACAGTCTGCTCAAAAATTGAAACAGAAATTAGAAAAAGAGCTGGTTACTGGTGGTCGGTATAAGTCCGATCGGAAGACTGGTGATATGTATCTACTCCCATTTACAGAAGAAGAAATAAATCAAAAGGTTCAACTGATTCAAGAATGTGGGGCGAAAATCCAAGGTGCAGAAGAAACCGTAAAAAGACTTTCCGGAGAATCTCTCCGTGAACAAGTTGAAAATCAAAAACAAGCCATACAAAAACGTGCTGAATTCAATAATATGACAAAAGAGCAATTGGACGCATACATTAAAACAAATAAAGATGCTGCAGATAAGTATGTTGAAATCGCTCAAGAAATCTATGATCATAAATTCAAAGAAGAAAAAACTCCTGATGATCCTAAGAAAACGAAATCTGCGTTAGAATTGAAGTTGAAAGAACAAGAGAATGCCCATCAAGCGGAATTAACCACTCTGAAAAATACTCAGATACAATTCGGCCAGACTGAGCAGTTTTATAATTTGCAGCGTCTTAGTGCTGATACTAAGTTTTACCAGGAACGTTTAAAATTACTTCAAGACTATCAAAAAAAATCTTCGGATCCGAAATTGCAGGCTGATATTTCCAAAGATATAAATGCAGCTCAAGCATCTTTGATCGATACTCAACAGAAACGGGATCAGGAAATGATTAGTGTACTCAAAGACAATCGAGATAAGAGGCTCAAGTTGGAATCTCAGTCATATAAAACTCAGCAGATTGTATTTGAGAAAGGACTTGCTGAAAAACAAATTACACAGCAACAGTATGACGCTTTGATGCTAAGCCTTGATACTACATCTTCGGAGTCTCGCCTTAAAATATATCAGGATTATCAATCAGATATTATTTCGCTCGAATTGTCTTCAGGGACAATAAAGGCTCAAGCTGTGTCGACGGCCAATGAAGAAGTGATGACTGCGGACCTGGCTGCAGCTCATGCTCGTGCCGCTCAGCAAAAGACTCTTCAAAATTTGGTTAAGGATTTCAAAGCCGAGTTTAAGCTGACGACAGTTGGAGAGGACACTGATCTTCAACTAAAAGTACTGGAAGCCTCATACAATGCCCGTAAAGAAATGGCTCAAAAAGCCAACATGGATACATTAGAGTTGGACCAGGCATTTGAACGTGCTCGAACTAATATTTTGCAGGGAGCTGAAGAGCGACGTAATCAAATACGCCAGCAGAATGGATTGTTGTCAATGCAAGAACAACATGAGATTGAGTTGGATTTATTAAAAGATCAGAGAGAGGCGGGCCTTTTAGATGAAGAGGAGTATCAACAGGCTATACTTGATAAAAGAATAGCCCATCTGAAGGCATACTATGATTATTATAGTCAGCTTTTTTCAGGAGCTATATCTGCTCTGCAGGAAGCGGAGTTAGCTAATATTGATGCCAAATACGATGCAGAAATCCAGCGTGCCGGAGAGAATTCAGAAGAGGTGGCTCGTCTTGAAAAGGAGAAGGAGAATAAAAAACTAGCCGTACAAAAAAAATATGCCAATGTCAATTTTGCCATTAAGGTTTCGGAAATTATAGCAAATACAGCGGTTTCAATCATGCAGGCTTTCGCTCAGCTCGGTCCCATAGCAGGAGCGATTGCTGCAGCAATGTTAACTGCTACCGGTGCAGCCCAAATCGCTACAGCTAATGCTGAGAGAAAAAAGGTAATGGCCATGACAGTCGATGGAGCTGGCGGGACAGGATCCGGAACAGGGGCTCGTGTTGCTACGGGACGTGAGTCAGGTGGTTATGTCGATATTGTTCGTGCTCAAGATGGAAAAAGGTTTGAAGCTGTACTGGATCCGGATCGACGTGGATTTATTGATCATCCAACAGTTATTGTAGGTGAAGGACCCGTTGGAAGGAGTAAAGAGTGGGTTGCTAGTAATGATGCTTTAGAAAATCCGACAGTACGACCTTTTATTAATGTTCTTGATGAAGCTCAAGAGAAAGGATCCATTCGGACTGTTGATATGAATCAGTTAATGCGACAACGTTTGGCAGGCTTTGAAGGTGGTGGATATCTAGGGAAGAATAAACCTTCCATGACATCAGCAATGTCGGTTCCTGTTCAAAATAATACGATGAATATGGATGTCGATATCCGACGTCTTAATGAATTATTGGATAAGTTGGATCGTGACGGAGTGCAAGCCTGGTTAATTTATTCGGAATTTGAGAAAGAGCAAAAACGATTAGAACAAGCACGTAAAATAGGAAGTAAATGAAAATAGTACATTCATCAGGAGAGGAGTTAGAGCTGAATCCGGGAACAGTTCTTGATATATCACGAACGAATCCATTTTTCAACAATTATGGAGAGCAAAGTTTGCCGGTAAAGCTGCCATCGGGGCAAAGAAACAGACGGATATTGGGGTATCCGGAAGATTTGTCTGGTATAAGAAAAATGTCACAAAGAGCAGATGCTTCTATTCAGGAAGGTGTGTTTTTTATTCAGTGTCGTCAAGCTGTATTGTCAGCCGATGATAAGGAAATAGATACTTCTTATTATTTGAATGTCGGTTCTTTCTATGAAAAGATGAAGAACTTGAAATTGACTACTATTTTTAAAGATAAAGTAATCCGTTTTAACTCCGTTGAATCAGCCATCAGCTATGTCAGAGGAACGATGATCAATCAAGATCCGAAGTTTACTTGTTTTCCGATATTAATAGAGCATCAAGACACTGGCAATATAACAGCATTGAACAGATTTGGTGCACCTATAAAATCCGATGGTTATTTCAGTTTGATTAATGAAGTCACAAGAACGGAAACAGTGGATGATAATATTATATCTGTGCCTCCAGGCTTTTACATAACCCCTCTGGTGCGTGTCATGCATGTGTTGGAAGAGACGTTTAAATTTCTGGGATATTCAATGGATGACAACTTTTTTACTCGAACGGAACCGTTTGCTAGCATGGTGTTTCTAAATAATAATATAGATACCATAGTTAATGCAGAGATTCGTTATGAGCAGATTGTCCCAGATATAACAGTTTCGGCGTTGCTTGATATCTTTAGATATCGTTTTTGTTGTGAGTTCATACCTGATGAAGTAAGAAAAAAAATCAAGATTGTACTTTTTAATGAAGTGGTGGAAGGAAAACCTGTCCGTGATTTATCTGCGTTCTTGACAAATATACCAAAGATCAATCATGGGGCTAAATATAAGCAAATAAAGCTTTCGGCAGAGAAAGGACCTATAATCTCGTGGAGTACGGACGGGACAGAAGATGGTAAATGGATTTCGTCAACACCTGATTATTTAAATAAAACCTTACCTGATATTGCGTCAATGTATCCAGAGGCAATGATAGACAAATCCAGAGGTATAATTTATCGGGAAGGCTTCTCTGCTGACAGGACTATCCGTGAAATCGTAGGATGTGTGAATTGTGATTATTTTGCAGGAGAATCGGACGATTTCGATACAGAGAAGAAAGAATCTCCTGATGTGATGGTAAATATTGACTCTTTACCATTGTCTGGGGGAGATGCTCCTTTTGTTGGAGTGTCGCGTTCTTTAAATTCTAACATTGTTCTGGATGATGTACCTAGGCAATCCTCTACATCAGCGGATACAACTCAAAACAAATCGGAATTGAAAGCCATGATGTGTTTCGTTGTTCACACTCCAGAGCGTAGGTATGATTATGGAACCATTTATGCACATGATCCCGGAAATACTCGATTATGGCCTTATGCATTATGTTATAATGGTCCTGATGGGTTGTATGAAAAATTCTGGAGAAAATATGATGACATGCTTCGTAATTCGATGCGACCTGTGACTGCAAAACTTCTTTTGAATGAAATTGATAAGTTGAATTTGACTTGTTACGAAAAAGTTTCTATTCATAATCAGGAACTTCTTCCTAATGTTATTAAATATCCTGTTGGTAAAACTGCAGATGCTGAATGCACATTTTTGACAACGAAATTATATGAACCCCTTGTTTCAGCAAAAAGTGAGTCCGATCATTTTCCGGATTCTAAATATCGTTGGAATGTAAGATGGAAAAGAAGTGACAATGATACCTATACTTATTTCAAGTTAAAAGAAACACCAGTTACTTTTTTTCCACCACCACCGACTGAAGAGCAATATCGGAGAGGGGGAAAGTATTATGAAAAATCTTTTGCTGTGGAATTGGGAATGGAGATCGAGTTACCTTGGGGGAAACCTATAATTGTAGGAAAGGTTGATGGCACTTTTACTGTGTGGCTTGAACCTGTGGTTCGCGAGTATTAGTTGTCCTTTATCATGATCGAGCATGTACATAGTTTTGAAGCAGGTAATAATAATGACAGATGGCAACGATAATTGATAAACCGGAAGTATTGAGTTTGTCGGGGAACATGAATAAATTTGTTCTCGGAGCCAATAAGGTTGTTTCTTTTATATTAAAGAAAGGTACAGCCGTTCTTGTGGAACAAAGCTATAATCCGGATTCAAAAGGAAAGATCACAATAGATGTCAAAGATATTGTGGAGAATCAGTTGAACTACAAACTGGATGTAGAGCAAACTGTTTATAATCAATCGGATTTGGCTGCTGATTTTACTGCCATAATAGATGATGTTAATTATTCATTTCGAGTAGTTAAAGCCGGTATAGCCCATTTTTCCGATACACCTGAGAATTGGTTAAAAACACATTTTTTGACTTGGCAACCGAAAGTTAAGAAAGTTTCTTATTATAGTCCGGAATGGTTAACCTACTATGCTGTTGAGTCTTGCCAGATAAAACTGCAGGCAACATTCCCGGACAAGACTACCCGCCTTTATACATTGGCCAATCCGGTTTCCGGAACCGTTACAACATGTAATTTACAATATGCTGTTATTGCCGGTCTTTTAGGCTATAGATATCCATCGTATTATGAAGTATGGGTTGAAATTTCCGGTAAAAGGGTAACGGAATTACAGTATTATACCTTTACGGATGTCTTGAGTGAGGATGAGCAATGGTTTCTCTTTGAAAACTCATTAGGAGGTTTAGACTGTTTTCGGGCTTTTGGAGTTAATAATTTAAATTCGGAGCAGGAACATAAAATAGCAGAACTGGCGGGAGAGAGGCTGGAATATAATGTTGATACAGTTAGGAAATACACTAAAAACACAGGTTTCTTAGATGACTACTCCCGGCATTGGTTGTTGGATTTTTTCCCAAGTAAGAAGAAGTTTATCCATGAGAGTTTTGCGATCAGGAGAATAGTCGCTACCGAAAGCAAGGTTTCCTATGCCTCGAATGAATTGCCTAGTTCATATACTTTTACTTATCAATATGCTGAAATTTCACCATATTTGAATTTAATCCGGAACGAACAGGAGCTTCCAGATAAGTTGGTGGCCCCGGATATGGATTCGCCGGATTTTATTTTTCCCCCTCGCCTTGCTGAGTTCCCGCGTATAGAATTAGGGGAGGGGGTACTGATTCCAGCATTTGATGCACATGATCCCAAGCCAACTGTAACGACCTTCGGTGCAATCCACCAGACGATTAAGAATTCTGTGGTTAAAGAACTGTCAGAATTGTGGGATAGTAGCGCCGGAGGTGGCGGTGGAGGAGATTCAATTTATCATATCAAGGAAAATGATCTAACAGAGCCCAGCGATGAGAATGCTTTCACTGCTCTTCGAACTTTGAAAGAAATCAAAAAAGGAATTAGTTCTTTTGATGATCGTTACTTAAGGAAGGATATCGATGATACAGCTCATGGAGAGATAACATTCGATAGAAAAATAGGTAGCTCTATCTTTCTTGATGGTTATGATGGGAGAGGTTGGGAGATTACGGACCCCGGTGCTGTAATGATAGATTCAGCTCGCGTTCGCTCCGATGTGTTTCTAGCCGGTAAATTTGGTTCTCCGTCTTTTGCGAGCGGTTTTGCCGGTTGGGGAGTTGAAATAGATATCCCCAGGGCTGCCGGTACTTTTGACTTTTTGACAGTGCGCAAGTCAATGAAGGTTTATGAACTTGTGTACAGTCAAATTTATGGGTTAGGAGGTTCAGTTATAGTGTCTGATCTTAATAAGATTCTCTATGTAGAAACTTGTCAGGGTTTCTATCGATGCTATATGGATAGCATGGATGGGACAATGCGGATGAATCTTCGTAAAGATGACATTGTTCGGATGCAACGGAGTTCGGGTATTAATATTCGATATTTTTATGGTGAGATTTTAAAAGTTACTTCAGATTATTTTGATCTGAGAATTATAGATGGGGAAGATGCACCGGAAATGGGCGATGTCGTTTTTCGGTTTGGTAATAAAACAGATAAAAATCGACAAGGTATAATCTATTTGACATCGTCGGACGATCAGGCTCCGTATATCGACATTCTTGATGGTATAACCGATGCCTCGATGTTTGAAAAGGTAAAAGTTCGTATCGGTAATGTGTCCGGTATTCGAACTCGGTCTGGTATTCAGTTGAATGGATATCGAATCTATGCCCAGGGGGCAGTATTTGAGGATACAGATATTTATTTGGAGGACGGAACAACTGTCGAACAAAAATTTGTCATTATGAATGGTAAGTTCGAGAGTGAGATTGAAGGGATCCGGAATGATATGTCTGTCGTTTCAGGGAATATTTTAAAAAACTCTTCATTTGGAGAGAATACCGGTTACTGGAATTCGGAAGATGATGTATCTATTTTTAATGTAGGTGGCGGTTTCTTGTGGTTTAATGCAAATTTTTATTCGGATAAACGTAAGATAGCCGACATTTATAGAGATGGGAGCAAGAATGTCCTAAGAATTCTGGGTACGACAATCTCTCAACGTAATTCTTTATTTAAATTTGATGGAGAGAAGAAAGCAGGAACCTATTCTTTCGCTTTTTTCTATAAGGTAAAGAGGGCAGGGAGGCTAATGGTGGGTTTTCCTGGTCAAGATTTGTATGCCGAAGAACAGTTAACTGTATCTGACAATTATCAGAAGTTTTCAAAAATAGGACAATGGGATGGCCAAGGAGATTTCAAAATAACTTTTACTGGAGAGATATTAATTTATGGAGTTTCGTTATTTAATGATGCTTTGGCTGATGCCCAAATACAGTTGCAGACACAAATAACACAAAATGCCGAAGAGATTGCGTTAAAAGCTAGCAAAGATTATGTTGATGCTGAAACCGGGCAAATATATATACATTATGATTCTAAATTTTCAGTAACGGCGGAACAGATAAGTGGTGTTTCGACAAAAATTGATAATATAAATCATACGATTCAAACTGCAGGATGGATAACCCGTTATGAAGGTAATTATTGGTGGGCTTCCAAAGAAATGGAAAACGGACAGACCATTATTTCGTATATCAATCAAACTCCCGGAAATACGACTATTGCTTCAAATCGAATTAATCTTTATGGGGCAGTTACTTTCAGTTCGTTCAATTCAAGTTTGCAGCAGTCATTTAATAGTATAGATAATACGGCTAATACAGCGTATCGAAATGCGAATAGTGCTTTATCTGCAATAGATAGTTTACCAGGCTGGAGTAAAAAAAATAGCATTCTGGCCGCAATGGAAGCTGAAACTCTGATCATTGGTGGCTATATAAACTCTCAGTATATAAAAGTAAATACCATTGAAGCAACGGTAGGATACATTGGAGGTTTTCAAATTACAAATAGAAATCTCAAATGGTCACAGTCAGATTATTTTGGGAATGGATCCCGAACTATTCGATTAGGATGTGCTGAAAATTCTGGTGGTGCTGTAGATATTTCTTTTAATGCGGCGACAAGCGGAGCTTTCGGAATAAAGAGTGTCGGATCTGCTCCTGGAGGGGCTGCAATTTATGCTTCTTCAAAAAGCTATCAAACATATCCTAAAAGTGGGATGACTTATGCTGGGTATTTTGACGGAGACGTGGATGTTCTTGGAGATTCAATCAGTAATGCTTGCGCAAGTCAAGAGTTCCGTGCTATCACAGGGCGTAATAGTAATGGTACTTACACTTACCTACGAGGGATATCCTTTGGATCCAACTATGATTTGGATGATGTTCGTTTTACTGTTCGAAATGGATTAATAGTGGCTCTACATAAGGATAATGGTTCAATAATAATTCAAGGTTAATATTATCAACATAAAAAAGAATAAGATTATGAAAGTGAATTTTGTGAAACCTTTTAAAGATTACAAAGGTAAGGATATCGAAAAAGATGGTAAGAAGCAGATGATTAATGATCTGTTGGCTCAATGTCTATTTACTGGAGAAGGTTTAGAGCGAACCGGTAATGCAGAGAAAGATAATAAGAATAAGTTTGATGCCTATAAACTGTGCCAACGGGTGATCGCAGCTAAAGGTGCAATTGAAATTGGCCCCAACGAAGCTGTGATAATTAAACAGGCAGCATCTAGCCTGAATGCAGCCGGTTATGCTCAAATTGTAGAACTTATAGGTGAGAATTGATATGGAATATCAAAGTCAAATAATAAGTAGAACCGCTAGTAGTGAGATTGAAGGTGTTCAGGTCGACTATCTCATTACTCAAGAAGTAGGGAAGCCGGTTTCATCCATTCGTGCCACATTTGGATATAAAAAAACTCAGCTAGGGGCGTTAACGTTTGAGAATCCTGGAAGATTGAATGCATCTTTTGATCCCAATGATGCTTTATCAGTATCTATTAAAATAGCTCTTCTCAAAACAGTTTTAAGTGAGATGGATCAAGTATTTAAAGAACCGATTTTAGTACCGGTATCACAGACTGAGTAATATGGCTGCAGGTGATATTAATATTGATGGAATACAAATCAGTCCTGAAGGCCTTGCCCGTTTGGTTGCTGCAGTAACGCAAAATATCGAGGCTAAGTCTAATGATCCTGGACAGATAGAAGTGATAGATTCTCTTAATGGTGTTACGTCCATTCCCGTCTTGCAACAAATAGGGAGTACAGTAAAGCTGGTAAGAGTTCTGGTTTCTATTCTGAGAGGAGTTGATGGGCGGGAAGTTTTCTTGCAAGTAACAGAAACACATCTTCAGTGGCGTTATACCGATGGAATGTGGGATAACTTGATTGCTTTGGCTGATCTTAAGGGCGACAAAGGTGAAACTCCTGTTCTGAGGACAAATAGTAACGGTATTGAATGGAAATACGAAAGTGAGGAAGAAGATGCTTGGAAAGAGCTTGTTTCCTATGAAACTTTAAAATTGAAATTCACAGATTTGACATCAGAGCAAATTGATGCGTTTTGGCGTTCTATGCCGGAAGATATTCAATTGTTGCTTCAAAAGCCGGCACAGGATGCTGCGGATAAGGTTATTAAAGAAGTCAATGAAGTCAAGGCTAATTTGACGGCTGACGTTGAAGCTCTAGAGGAACGTGCTGAAACTGTTCTTCGGGAAACTGGGGAGTCGAAGGAATTAGTCGACCAGGCGACAAAGGATGCTAAGGATGCTGCCGCTCTTGCTCAAAAAAATGCCGATTTTGCTGATACAGCCGCGAAAACCGCTGATGAAAAAGCGGGAAAAGCGGATAAAATAGCCAATGAAACGCTATTAGTCAAACAGCAAACTGAGAAGGTTAAAGAGAATGCAGAAGAAGCTATCAAGTTTACCGTAGGAGCCGCAACTTTGGCTGAAAAACAGGCAGGTGTTGCTACCGATGCGGCCCGTATCGCCGCAGAACAGGCTGGTGTTGCTGAGAAAGCAGCCGGAAAAGCAGACAAAGCAACCGAGGCTGCGGTGAAGGCCGCCGATCGGGCGACAACTCTCTCAAACAACCGTGATAAGATCATCTCTGGATATTGGTGGAAGTATGATGAAGAGTTACAGGATTATGTGAATACGACCATTCGGGCTACCGGAGAAACAGGGCAGGGGTTAAACATTGTTTCCCGATATTTGACTGTCGATGAACTAAAGGCAGCTTACCCGAGCGGAGTAGTCGGATGTTTTGAGATCGGGAACGAATCACCGTATGAAATTTGGTATTATGATGCTCCGGCAAGTGAGTGGCGCAACTCCGGACGTTTACAAGGCCCCCAAGGGATGAGTGCCTTCCAAGTATGGAAGCTGCAACCAGGTAACGAAGATAAGACAGAACTCGACTTCTATCGATCTTTATTACCTTACATCGGAGAAAATTTGAATTGGTGGGTTGATGGTAAAGACCAGGGATATCGGGCTCCAGGGAAGGATGCTCATTCGCCTTATATTCACCCGGAGTCAAAAAATTGGGTAGAGTATGATGATGAACTCCAGGAATATGTAGAGAGAGAGTGCTTAGCAGAAGGGATATCTGCAAAAATTGAAATTGTAAAGAATACTCCTACAGAGTTTATTGTTAAGCTGATTGATGCTTATGGCGAGAAGATCTCTCCTAACTTGATTGTCCGTCCGGTTAGTAATAATGGTGTGCTTGATATTGACCACGAACCGATGGTAACGGATACTCATTACATATTAGAAGGGGTGGAATATCCGTATATGCCCGGACAAGAAGTTCGTTTCAAAGACTCTTCAGGAGATATTACTTTCTATAAATGCTATAATAACTCGGATGCAGGAGCGATCTGGGAGGAAGCCGGTTCCGGTGGTGCTCCGATTGGTAACATTTACCTACAGGGAGCTAACTATTTTAACGATTCGGTACAAATCATAAAACAAGGATATTTAAAGAATGAGTAAAGGAGCATATATCTATCAGCAGGTTGTTCAGACCACGGAGGAATGGGCATCGCGGGCTAATGAAAAAAGACCTTATCCGGAGGGAGTTTTCCTGGTAGAGAAGAGGGCAGACGGTAAAAAAATCATGAAGCTAAGTGACGGGGAGCACTTCTTTTCAGAACTAGGAGAGTTCCCGGCAGAACACAAGTACGAGGTGCCGACACTCGACCATGTGCCAACCGCCACTGACACATCTTATATCGGAAAGGATGGGCAGACTCATTACTTTGAGATCGGCTATCAGTGCCGCTACTATGATTTTGACGATGATAAATACCGGTTTTACCAGTTGGCCGATCTTAATGATGAGCGGACGGCTGCAACCTGGCAGGAGGTCGGTGGTGGCCAACTCGGTAGTGGCTATCTGGATGGAGGTGATGCCTACAGTGTCTATAATCCAGAGCAGGTAGTCGACTTTCAACCGACTTCGGAAAGAGAGTGGGATAACGAATAACAATTTAGTAATATATTGAAAATATGGCAGAAAAATTTCAGTTGAGAGGTCACACCTTAGAGGTTTGGCTTCGTAAGAATCCTATCATTGCGGATCGGGAACTTGTTATCATACCGGATGAAAACACATTCGTTATCGGTAATGGTAAGGACAAGTTCAGTTTGCTTACCCGTCGTCCTTTCGGGGCGGACGCCTGGGAGGTGTTGGTGAAGTACGGTGGTTACACTGGGACCCGTGAGGACTTCTGCAGGCAACTTTCGGACGTAATGCGAATGCCGGAACAGCAGGCCGGAACACTGACAAATGCGGGCGCCGGTTGGAACTCCTTTACATTTCCCAGGGAATTTGTAGAAGAGTGCTACGTGATGCTGACCGTGCAGGATGCCGACTGCCGTGCAGCCGTTAGGAATACGACAAAACAAGGCTTTCATTATATCTTACACGACGCATCGGGCAATACGACTAGTAGTGCGATCCTTGTTAATTGGATGGCTACGGCGGTATCTGAACTCAATATGGCACAGGCAATTGCAAAACTGGCCGGGTTAGACCCTTTCGCTTATGACGACCTCACGACTCTGTTTAAAACTCATGCCTCAGAGGTCGTCGCGAATGAGGCAGCTTTCGGAATGGTAAAACGTTCGGCGATGGCTTCAGCTCGATACCTGTGTTTTCTCTGTGATTTGTCACACGATAGTTTTTATAACATGGTGTCGATTGCGGAGAGTGTACCGGCGATGAATGCTGTAAGCGCCAATGAAGCCGCGGTTGCATTTGTCAATAACGCTCCAGGTGCATTTGATAGTATCCGGCTGAACTCGATGGCTATGGGTAAGTATCTGGCTGGTCTGTCAGGTATGTCCCCTGTCAATTACTCAACTGTTACGGATCTGCTTAATGATACAGTAGCCTTAACAGCTTTGGTTGCTGATCAGACGGCAATGGTTGCTTTATGTGCGTCCGAAGTCGCCTCGGCAGAAACGGCTACACATGAGACGGCGTGCAGCGCCGTCGCCGGAAGCGACATCGCTATGCAGGCCGTCGCCGGAAGCGACATCGCTATGCAGGCCGTCGCCGGAAGCGACATCGCCTATAATGTTATATATAATAATAGCGAAGCGTTTGCTACCCTATTGTCAATAGGGGCGGCCGTATCAATCATCGCCAATGATCGCGCCGCGGTCGAGGCGATGATTGATACAGAAGAACGCTGCATTTTAGTAGCGGCCTCCGCTACCGCAATGGATGCCTTAGCGGCCTCCGCTACCGCAATGGATGCCT